TTCCATCAGGGCCAAATTGGATGCGCTGAAAACAGCAACCGGTGGGAAAGTAACTGTGGATGATTTGGAAAATCTCTACAAAGCCGCCGGACAACTTGGCAAGCCAGGCGATCCATCAAATGTGTTTATGAGGCAAGTCAAAGGCGTAATCAATGATGTGACTGAAGGCGCTGGCGGTGATCTTTACCGCGCCGCCCGTGCAGAACGCGCAGACTTAGGCCGTCAATTTGAAGACACCTACAGGGTTGCCAAGCTATTGGGCACAAAGGGCGGCTATGCTGACCGCGCCGTGGCATTGGATGATGTGTTTTCCCATGTTGTCCTTGATGGCGACTTGGATCAAATGCGGACAGTCACAAAGCTGCTCAAGAATGGTGGTGAAGATGGACAAAAAGCCTATGCTGCGCTGCAAGGTCAGACCATCCAATACCTCAAAGACCAACTAAACAGAAACACAAGCGGAAAGCTGTCTTATGATGCATTTGCTAAAGCACTTGCAACATTGGACAAAGAAGGCAAGCTGGACTATATGTTTGGCAAGAAAGGGCGCGAAACCCTTACAGAACTGCAAGGCACATTGCGAGATGCGCTTGTTGAAATTCCTGGCACAGTCAACTATTCCAACACCGGCAACGTGGTTGTGCGGGCATTGGACAAGTTGGCATCATTGCGGATTCCATTGGCAAAAACAGTCGCCGACATTGCCAAGGAAAGCGAACTGAAGAAAAAAGTTGAACAATCCATCACTTATGATGCAACAAAGGTGAAACCATGAGTTACAACGGCTCCGGCACATTCCAAATCAACACCTCGGGGCAGCCCGTGGTGACCGGCACGGTCATCAGCAGTTCCGCATTCAATGCGCTGACAGCAGACCTAGCAACCGGCCTGTCCACAGCAATCACAAAGGACGGGCAGACGGCGACCACCGTGCGAATCCCGTTTGCCCAAGGCATCAACTCAAGCCTTGCCACAGACGCTACAAACACCACCACAGGCTCAATTTACACCGCAGGCGGGGTAGGTATTGCTAAGGCGCTATGGGTTGGTGGATTGGCTAACATTGCGGGCGCATTGGCTGTTGGTGGAACGGCTACGTTCAGCGCCACACCGATCTTTTCTGCGCTGACAGCATCTAGCGCGGTTGCAACCGATGCATCCAAAAACCTAGTCAGCGTCACCAATACCGGCACAGGCAACAATGTCCTAGGCACAGCGCCAACCATTTCTTTGCCCACGATTGACAACATCAAGATGGGATATTCGACCACCGCAACGGCGGCGGGTACGACCACATTGACAGCAGCAAGCAACTACCGCCAATTTTTCACCGGTTCCACCACGCAAACCATTGTCTTGCCCGTGACCAGCACATTGGTGACCGGCATTGCTTATGAGATTGAGAACAACTCTACTGGTTTGTTGACGGTCAATTCGTCGGGCGGCAACTTGGTTGGAACAATTCCAGCTGGTGTATGCGCTCATGCGGTTTGCATTGGTACTACGCTGACCACCGCCGCTGATTGGGATTGGGACTACATTTCCACCAGCACAATTACTGGCACGGGCGCAAATGTTTTGGCAACCAGCCCGACATTAACTAGTCCTACTCTTGCATCTGCAAATATTACAACTGCATTAACTTTAACTAGTGCATCAGGCACATCTGGACAAGTATTAACATCTGCCGGTTCAGGCGCTGCACCTACTTGGGCAACTCCTGCGTCCATTACATCAGGAACTATGGTTGCTTCCACTAGCGGGACAAGCATTACCTTTAGCAGTATTCCAGCAACTGTAAAACGCATAACCTTGATGTTTCAAGGCGTAAGCACAAATGGAAACGCAGATTATTTGGTTCGGATTGGTGCTGGTTCGGTAACAACAAGCGGTTATTTGGGGTCTGCTGCTATTTTAGGAACCACAGGAACGGTGCAAAATTTTACCGCTGGTTTTGGAATAATTAGCAATGCTGGTTATGGCAATGCAAGCGTATTTCATGGAATGATGGTTATTGCTTTGGTTGGGTCTAATAATTGGGTAGCAAATTATGTGCTAGGTATTTCAAATGCCACCCCTGTATCTTATGGTGGATTTTCGCTTGCTCTTGGTGGAACATTAGACCGAGTAGTTTTAACCACAACCAATGGCACAGATGCATTTGATGCTGGTAATGTCAACATTCTTTACGAGTAAACATCATGCTTACAAAAATTGAAGTTAACGTCCAAACGGGCGAACAAGTTACGCTTGAATTGTCAGCAGAAGAATTGGCGCAAGCGCAAGCTACAAAAGCGGTATGGGATGCTGAACAAGCAGCCAAGCAGACGCAACCTACACAAGATGAAATAATTGTTGCGCTTATTGCTCGCATTGCAGCGCTAGAGGCAAGATAATGGAATACCAAACAATGTTCAACTTTGTTGCAGGCATATTGCTTGTTGCCATTGGTTGGTGGTGTAAGGAAATATGGGACTCGGTGAAAGCCCTCAAAGCTGACATCAAGGCCATTGAAATTGACTTGCCTAAAAACTATGTTAGCAAAAAAGACATCGACAGCCGGTTTGACAAAATTGACGCAACGCTAGAACGCATCTTTGACAAGCTAGAAGCAAAAGCCGACAGATGAATGCGCGGCCTTGTTATTTTTTTGATTGCCGTTTTTGTCTACGGCGCAACGATCAAACGTGAATGCAGCGTTTCTGATTTTGTAAACCTTATGTACTCAACTAACAACCCAAAAGAACGCGCAGACAAGGCGTGGGATTGGTTGGATGCATCAGGGCCAGCTTGCAATAAACAGCAACTGACCTTGATCTACGCAAATTTGCCAACCCTTATGGGGTCATCGGACAGCATGAAAATTCGGGCAAGAATTGAGCAATTGTATGAAAGGGCACGGTGATGGACGCTAAAGACCGGTTGATTTACTGGGTGACCATGATGGTGACCGCCACCCTGTGTTCGGTGGTGGTTGTCCTTATTGGTGCGCTTGTTCACGGCTTGTTTGTTAAGGAAGTGGACAACACCAAAATCTTTGAAATCATTGGCCCTGCTTTTCAGACCATCGTTGGCGGCTTGATAGGTTGGCTCTCCGGCCTCAAAGTAGGCTCACACATGGATGAGGTAAAAAATGGAATGGCTTAAAACTCTCGCGCCAACAATTGCTACGGCTCTGGGTGGCCCACTTGCGGGCATGGCTGTGTCTGCTGTAGCCAAGGCTATTGGCTGCGAACCAGATGAAGTGCAGGGCATCATCAGCAGCAACAAGCTGACTGCCGAACAGGTGGCATCTATCCAGCTTGCTGAACTGGAGTTGAAGAAGCAGGCTCAGTCCATGAACCTTGACTTTGCCAAGCTGACCGTGGAAGACAGGAAATCTGCGCGTGATATGCAGATTGCAACCAAGTCCATGCTTGTACCCTCTTTGGCAATCCTCATTGTCAGCGCGTTCATTGGCGTGGTGATAGCAACGCTAGGCGGGTTTGCCGTTGTTGATTCCGTACTGGCTGGCACTTTGATTGGTTACCTTTCTGCAAAGGCAGAACAAGTGGTTAATTTCTACTTTGGTTCTTCTGCGGGCAGTAAAGAAAAGACCGACTTGCTTGCTAAAGCGGAGCCAGTGAAATGATTAACTCCCGAAGCCTGGATGACCTAGCACCACCCGCCAAGCAGCGGGCAGAAGCCTTTATTGCAGCCGCCAAAGCCAAAGGCATCGACTTGCTGGTGACTTCCACCTACCGCGACAGCGAAAGCCAAAACGCGCTTTACGCCCAAGGGCGCACAACGCCTGGCAACATAGTGACAAGAGCCAAAGCAGGGCAATCATGGCACAACCACCGCTGCGCCCTAGATGTTGTGCCGCTGGTCAATGGAAAAGCAATATGGGACGATCAGGCCATGTGGAAACAAGTGGGCGAGATTGGCAAATCTTGCGGCCTAGAGTGGGCTGGTGATTGGAAAACGTTTAAAGAATACCCGCACTTTCAATATACGGGTGGAATGACTCTTGCCCAACTTCAGCAAGGCGCAAAAATAACTTAGTCAATCATTTTTTTCTTTGATGTCGTAAAACCAATCTTTGCCTGCTGACCACTTGCGTGTGCCATCGACCGACCAAAAAGTCTGTGCCGCTTGGAAGTCAGGGAATTTTGTTTCAGCAGGCACAAGGCTTTGGTCATACCAAAGACAGCGATTGTTTGGCTGACAAGCAAATTGCCCGTTTTCAAGGCGCAGGAAATTAAACGATTTGTGTTCTTCGGCTTGTTCAGTAAAGCCGGTGTCCAAGTCTTGTCCATCAGCGCAAAAATCCACGGTGAACAAGTAGTGACCATGATGCCATTGCTTGTCTTTGCCCAAGAACTTTACACCTAGATTACGCAAGGCAATCTTTTCCACCACCGTAAACCGGTAGCCCATGCAATCCCACAATTGCAAAAAGTCAATGGGCAAATCGCCGTGATTTGTTTTCCACACATAAGCGTGGATTGGCAGCTTGTCGTACAACGCGCCATAAGCTGGCAACAACGATTCAATGCGAAACACTTGCCCGCGCAAGGCTTTAATGCTGACCCAAATAGCTGGCTCCAGTTCGCCGTGGCCTTTGGTGAAATTGTGCAAAAACTCACGCCGCACAAAGCATTTCAATGGCGGCAAAGCCGAAACGATGTAACTCATTTCATTTTTCCTATGTGGGCGGCGCGTAGAGCGTTTTTAACTTCTTCAAACGGCAAAAATGCGTCAGTTAGACAATGCCGATATGTTTGCATTAGTTCATAAAAATCCTGCGACTCTAAAAATTCATCAAATGCAACAGGCTCTTGCGCTGGCTGTGCCACTTCAAATTTTTGAAACAACGCATTTTTGTCCGCAGCCGCCGCACGCTTGGCCTTAAAGCCGGTCATAGCATCCACCATACAAGTGCGCCTATTCCAATAACTAGCAGTAATAGAAAAAACAAGCAACCAACAAGCATAACCAAATCACCAAACATTTCAAAGTCATTGTCATCTTCTTTCATTTGCAAACCCTCGCAAAGACCGCCAACGGGCTGCTGCACGGCGGGTTGTAGATGGTGTAGCCAATGTAGAAAAACACTACTGTAACGGTAGCGCATAAGCCAATCAAGGCAAAGATGGTTTCAATCAGTCTCATATCAATGGCCTCTGTTGTGGTTGAAATGCCCATTCACGTTCCAGCCGGTTTGACAATGATTTGACCAATTGGCCCGTTTGTTTGATCAGCCCCTGGCGTTCCAATTCGGGTAACCGGCGGCTGATCTGATTCTTGTCCAGCTTAGACAGCAGCATGATGCCGTCCTTGCCAAGCGCCCCGTATTTTTGCAAGCAATCAACAATGATGATGGCGTGATCTTTGGCAAGGTCATAGGATTGCGCTGCTGCCATATGGCTTGTTACCGGATCGGTGTTTCTAGAACGGAATGTCATCATCATTCTCCTTTGGCAAACCTTGGTACTTGTCTTCGCGTGGGCGTGGCTCATTGATAAACGCCCAACCGTCCCAACCACCCTCTTTCAAAGGAATCACATCCAGTTTGAGCATTTCGCCTTTTTGTGTTTGGATGATTGACCCAATGCGCTGATAACGATTCTTTTGTTGACCATCGGCATTGGTGTAGCTTCCAACGATACAAGTAATTTCCATTTTGATTTTTGACATGATTACCCTTTAAGTGATTCGGCGTGTTTCTTAATGCTGCTGCGGGTTTTGCTGTCAAGCATTCCCCACAAAGCGGTTTTTTCTTCCACATCGGTGATGCCCAAATATTCTTCAAACGCACCGATTAGGTCATTGGCGCTCATGCGCTCATCAATGGCTGCTGCAACGTCTGCAACAACTGCCATGCGGGTGGGCGGCACAAGGTCAGTCTTGGTCGCTGAAACCTTTGGAGTTGGCGTTCTAGATGCCGCATTGCCATCATCATCTTCCGGTGCAATTCCAGCCGCCGCCATGAGGCTGTAGCGCCTGGCGTAAGTCAATGCCGAGCCATAACCCTGCGCGTCTTGTTTGCTGGCAGGAACGTGCAGCTTGCCGCATTCCATCATTTCGCCTGATTCATGCACAAACACCGTTTCCACGGTTACGCCGGTGCTGTCCTCAGATGTGCGCTGAATAAGGGCTATTCCTGCGGCATTTAAGGCATCTACAACGGCTTCAATGCAACCGGCAAGGTCAACGTACTTAGACCGAAAATGCGGGTTTGTGGACTTTTTTAACGCCGGTGCAAATCCGCGCTGGGCGCTTACCAAAGCTGAACAAATATTTTTCATAAGTCACCCCCAAAATCAATTCCACAATGTTCGCAATAAAAGTGCCAGCAAGTGCCAACTTCGCCTTTGACTTTCTGCCCACAGTCTCGCCCGCATTCGGGGCATTCGTATTCTTCCAATTCACGGTCAGGTTTTACATGGTCGTCCATTTTTATGCTCCTAATTTTTTGCATCAGTAATATCGTGGGCCACAAGTGACATCAACAATGGTTTCGGCGGTGTAGCCATTGATCTTGCGCTTGCCAAACACCGTGATTGCCCGCAAGCCGGATGTTTCACATTGTTTGACAGCATCAATGACCTCAGACCGACCCATCGATTGAATTTTCTTGTCCATCACCAACTGCTGTTCGGTCATTGGCGGGTCGCTGGCGCAACCTACCAGCGCAAGGCATAGTAGATATTTCATGCGCGTTCTCCCATCAGCATCTTTTCAATGTTGCCAATCTCTTCCACAGCAAATTCAATTTCCTGACAGAGATGCCGCACTTGCGCCCGCAGGCAGCCAACTTCGTAAGCCAGCCGGTCGCAGCGGTCGGTGCTGTAAGCATTGGCGCGGTTTTCACAATCTTTGATGATTTCAGCGGAGTTCATTTTTCAAGCCTTTCGTTGATGTACTGGCGTAAGTAATTGCGTGTTGCTGAGTTAAGGTAATCAATCCATTCCAAACCCTCATAGACCACAGAACAGATCACCAGCGAATCGGTTTCGGTGTTCCATTCGTATTCGACAAGCAACGTGGCAAATTCGCCGTTGCCCATCCTGTCCCACTCCACTTCCCGTGTGCTGTTGTAAATAGTCATTTAGTTTTCCAATGTTTTGTCAAGTTGCTCTTCCAAGTGCTTGATCAAGTCTTTGCCCAAAATGTCAAAGAACTCAACACCGTTATGCGTGATTGACCAAATGCTGACCCATTCTTTTCTAGGGTCATCACACTTGATAACGTCATAGGCAATTTCAAAGACCGCGCCCTCATAGGTGTATTCGGTGATAGTCATACGCCACCGCCAACAAAGTAGCCAATGGTGTAGCTAATGATGGCAATGCAGATGTGGACGATGATGTTGTCCCAAGTTTCGTGTGTCATTTGGTTATCCTTAAAAGGGCTTGCGCCCTATTGGTTATTGGTAAGACAAACCCTGGAACTCAAACGAATCTGCCAGTTCCGGAGCAGCAGACTTGCGAATGCTGATGGAGACGCAACCAAAACCATAACGCTCCGCAAGGTATTGCTTGGCGTCCGAAGTGTTAGCGACTACCGTGATTTCGGTAGCTGCGAAGTCTGCGGGAGAAAAAGTGAAATCGGTCATAAGACCTCCTAAAAAGACCGCTACGGATTGTTGCGGGTTGGGTGTATTGTAAGCCAGCTTACACACATTAAGCAAACTTACATTGCGAAATGCGTTAGGGCAAACCCTATGTTTGATGCCCGTAAGTTAGCTTACAATGGCAGGATGACCAAACAGGAACTTATTGACAAAGCAGGCTCACGCAAGGCGCTGGCTGAACTGTTGGGCATCAGCCTGGCAGCTATTAGCCAATGGAAGATTGTGCCCAAGGCGCGACTGTGGCAAGCAAAAGATTTGCGGCCTGAGTGGTTTTGATTTAGCATTGGGCACGGCTACCTTTAGCGGGGGAAAAGGCGATTCGTTACCGCCCTGCCGATGTTCTTTCCAGTAACGCAAACCGATAACGTAAGGTTAAAAATGCACTATTACCAATTTAACATTGGTGACTACGTTAGCCACACAAGGCATCTTTCCCCTATTGAAGACATTGCATATCGGCGCTTGCTGGATGCCTACTATTTAAGTGAACGCCCGTTGAACAGCGGTGTGGCGGTTGTTGCACGGCAGATAGGATTGCGCGACTATGAACAAGAGGTCTCCATTGTTCTTGATGAGTTTTTTAAGCTGACCGAAGATGGTTGGATTAGCAGCCGTGCTGACAAGGAAATTGCTCATTTTCATAGCAAGATTGAACAAGCGTCAAAGGCGGGTAAAGCATCTGCTGAACGCCGGAACAACGCCCGTTCAACGGACGTTCAACCAACCAATAACCAAGAACCAATAACCAATAACCATAAACCAAAGAATACAAATACAGTCGCCCCGCCTGACGGCGTGACGGATTCTGTTTGGCAGGATTTCAAAACCTTAAGAAAAGTCAAGAAAGCGCCAATTACCAACGCTGCTATGGATGGCATACAACGGGAAGCAGCAAAGGCCGGTTGGTCAATAGAAAGCGCATTAATGGAATGTTGCACCAGGGGTTGGGTTGGCTTTAAAGCCGAGTGGGTAGCCAAGACTGCGCCTGATAAACCGCAATACGATCCTGACAGCCGCGCTGCCATTGAAGCCGAAGGCATTGAAAAAGGCATTGGCCCGTGGAACGAAGGAATAGAGCAATGGCACACCTATAAAGCCAAAGTGCGCGGCAAGCCGGAAGCACAGCCAAACCTTTCACAATTGTTGGCTTTGGCTAAACGAAAGGCCGCATGAGACACGCCGCAAGGGTTGACGCAAACCAGCAGGCCATTGTTGCTGCGCTGCGGTCGGCGGGCGCTTATGTGTGGATCATTGGCTTGCCGGTTGATTTGCTAATCGGATACAAAGGGCACACTTTCTTGATGGAGATCAAGACCACCTCTAAAAAGCGTTTAACGGGCCTACAAGCCGACTTTTTCCAATATTGGCCTGGTGGTACGTTATGCAGGGTTGACAGCCCACAGGCGGCTTTAGACATGATTAGGGGCTTAGATGCGAAGCCTTAACCAAAACCGCATGATGTGGGCAAACCTTGAAGACATTGCCCAACAAGTAACGTGGTACGGTGTTAAGCTGACAAAAGACGAATGGAAAGATGTTTTGACCGCTGCGCTTAAAAAACAGAAGGTAGTGCCTGGCATTGAAGGCGGCTTTGTCGTGATTGGTGCGCGTACTAGCAAGATGACCGTGCCGGAAATGACCGAACTGATAGAGTTATCCACAGCCTTTGGCACACAACAAGGCGTGAAATTCCGCGCTTTTGTCGATGATTAAGTGCCCTGAGTGCGGAACATGGACAATTGTGAAAGAGACGCGCCTTGAAGCTGGCAACGCCCGCCGCCGCCGGATTGAGTGCGCCAATATGCACCGATTCACAACCTTGGAGACTGTAATTGCTGAAAAAACACGAGTACGTCAGAAGCAAAAAACTGCTGAAATTAGTGGCAAGCCTTGACTGCCAATGCTGCGGATCAGGCCAAATGGTGCAGGCCGCACACACAAATTGGGGCGGCGGCAAGGGTCGGGGCATCAAGGCAGACGATAATTTGGTGGCTGCGCTGTGCTTACATTGCCATTTTGAGATTGACCAAGGCGCAAATTTGGACAAGAATGAGCGCCAGCGGCTTTGGAACTTAGCGCACCAAAAGACGGTTGACACACTTATACGCATGGGCCAATGGCCTGATGGTGTCCCATTGCCTTACAATTACGATTTAGAGGTGGCGCAATGAAAAACAATGTCGCGGACTTTATTTCGACCATGCTGCATAGCGGCACGGTCACCCATTTCATGCATTTGGCAACCGATTCCTATGCAACGCACAAAGCATTGGGCAAGTATTACCCCGAAATCATTGAATTGACCGATGATTTTGCTGAGGCTTACGCCGGATGCTACGAAAAAATCAAAGATTACCCCGAAAACTTTCACAACGCCAAAGACCCGCAAAAGTACATGGCAAGCCTTAAAACTTACATTGAAAAGAATCGGGTGGCTTTGCCGGAAGAATCCCAACTGCAAAACATCGTGGACGAAATTGCCGCTTTGGTTGACGCTACGATTTACCGTCTAACCTTAAAATGATCCGCATATTTGCAGGATACGACCCTCGGGAAGCTGTGGGTTACCATGTATTCTGCCAATCGGTCATAGAGCGCACTAAAGGGCTGGTCAGCATCACGCCCTTGTCGGGCAAGCAGCGAGACGGCACAAACGCATTCACCTACCAGCGGTTTTTAGTCCCATTTTTGTGCGAATACCAAGGTAAAGCTATCTTTTTGGATGGCAGCGATATGCTTATGCTGGCAGACATTGAAGACCTTGAAAGCCTGTTTGACCCGCGCTATGCCGTTCAGGTGGTCAAGCATGACTATCAGACCAAACACCCAAAGAAGTACATTGGCACACCGATGGAAGCCCGAAACGGTGACTATCCGAGGAAAAATTGGTCAAGCGTGATGTTGTGGAATTGCGAACATAGCCGCAACAAGGTGCTAACACCCGAATTCATTGAGGAAAGCACAGGTGAGGAATTGCACCGATTCCAATGGCTGCCTGACTCATTAATTGGCGATTTGCCAAGGGAATGGAACGTGTTGGTAGGTGAACACGACCATTTGCGGACAAAGATTGCCCATTACACGCTAGGCATTCCCGAATTTGACCATTACGCCGATTGTGATTACAGTAAGCCGTGGATGAACACCAAGAGCCGAATGCTCAATGGCTTAATTCACATGAAGGATGCACATGGCTGATTACGACTTGATGGCGCAAGCATTGGCAGACAAACCCGCTGGCTTTGGGTACGGTCTGCGATATGGCATGGGCAAAGCCGGTGAGCCGCTAACCCTTAAAGGCAAAGGCTACTTTGGGGAAATGCAAACAGCCGAAGGTTACCCAATGGGCGAATACTCAGGCATTTCTAGCTTTAACGGCAAGGATGTGGAACACCCGTTTATCGTGCCAACCTTGAACAAACAAGAACTTGACCTTTTGCGGATGACTGGTGAAGTGTCACCCGAGATTGCAAGAAAAGCCCAATTGTGGGCACAAGGTCGCATGGAACAAGGCAAAGACCCATTTGCAACCCAAGGCGACATTCGATTGCCTTACCCCTCTAAATAAGGACGCATATGCCAAGCACTAGCAGCAAACAAGCCAAATTCATGGCAGCCGCCGCCCACAACCCTAAATTTGCAAAAATGGCAGGCATTCCGGTGAAGGTAGCCAAGGAATTCAACAAAGCTGACCAAGCCAAAAAAGCGCCGCCAAAGAAGAAATGAAAATCACGCAAAAAAAGGTTGACAACCTTATTCCATATGTAAAAAACAGCCGCACTCATTCGGACGCACAAGTAGCGCAGATCGCGGCAAGCATCAAGGAATTTGGTTGGACAAACCCTATTTTGGTAGACGGGGATAACGGCATCATTGCGGGCCACGGGCGGCTCATGGCAGCGCGTAAGCTGGGTTACAAGGAAGTGCCCACCATTGAACTGGCAGACTTGACTGAGACGCAAAAGCGGGCTTACATTATTGCCGACAACCGCCTGGCGTTAAATGCAGGCTGGGACAATGAGATGCTTACCATTGAGTTAAACGACTTGTTGGCAGACGGCTTTGCGCTGGAACTGTTGGGGTTTGACCCAAAAGAACTTAACGCATTGCTAGAGCCGGAAGTAGTGCAAGGCTTAACCGATGAAGATGCCGTGCCTGATGTGCCGGAAGAGCCAAAGACCAAGCTGGGCGACATTTATCAATTGGGCAACCACCGGCTAATGTGCGGGGACAGCACAAACGTGGAAGCTGTCGTAGAACTTACAGGTGGCGCCGGAGTTGACATGCTGCTGACTGACCCGCCATATAACGTGGCTTATGAAGGAAAAACCAAGGAAAGCCTGACCATTCAAAACGACAGCATGGGCAATGATGAATTTCGTCAGTTTTTGCGGGATGCTTTTGTGACCGCCGACACGGTGATGAAAAAAGGTGCAGTTTTTTACATTTGGCACGCAGACAGCGAAGGATACAACTTTCGTGGGGCTTGTGATGATGCAGGATGGAAGGTGCGTCAATGTTTGATATGGAAAAAGTCATCTATGGTAATGGGGCGACAAGATTATCATTGGAAACATGAGCCGTGTTTATATGGGTGGAAAGACGGCGCTGGCCATCTTTGGGCGGCAGACCGTAAGCAAACCACAATCCTGGAATTTGAAAAACCTCACCGTAACGGGGAACATCCAACCATGAAGCCGGTGGCCTTGTTTGAGTACCAAATGCTGAATAACACCAAGGGCGGTGACATGGTGCTGGACTTGTTTGGTGGCAGCGGAACAACTATGATTGCTGCGGAAAAACACGGGCGACACGCTTATTTGATGGAGTTAGACCCTAAGTATTGCGATGTGATCGTAAAGCGCTGGGAGGACTTCACAGGCAAGACGGCTGTGTTATTGTCCGAGAATGTTCAGCCAGCTTAACCGAGTTCCCCTCTAAAAAATGCCAATCATTGCTCAAGAGGCTCATAAGCCAACCGATGAAAGCCGCAGGATGGTCGAAAGCACCAGCGGATTGGGCCTGCCTCACGAACAAATTGCCATTTTGGTGGGCATAGACGATAAGACCCTGCGGAAGTATTACCGCACCGAATTGGACTTGGGCAAGGCCAAAGCTAACGGACAGATTGCCAAGACGCTGTTTAGCAAGGCCACTAGCGGGGACACAACGGCGCTGATATGGTGGACTAAGACGCAAATGCGCTGGGCTGAGACGGTCAAGCAAGAAATCACCGGCGCAGACGGCAATGACTTGGTGATTAAATGGGCAGCAGGGAAATAATCCTGCCGTATAGCCCGCGGGTTGCATTTATGCCGTTTCATGAGCGCACAACCCGTTGGTCATGTTTGGTCGCCCACCGAAGGGCCGGTAAAACCGTGGCGGCAATCAACGATGTGATTAAGCGGGCAATCACAGAGGGACACCGAGGCGCACAGTATGCGTACATTGCCCCGTTCCGCAGCCAGGCCAAGCGTGTGGCATGGGATTACCTCAAGCATTACGCTGCGCCTATCACCAGCACAAGCAATGAATCCGACCTAATGGTGGAACTAATCAATGGCGCAAAGATCATGCTGTTTGGCGGCGACAACGCTGACAGTATGCGCGGAATGGGCTTCAATGGTGTCTATCTTGATGAATATGGCGACTTCCGGCCCTCGGTTTGGGGGAATGTCATCCGGCCTACGTTGTCTGACCGGCTGGGTTGGGCGGTGTTTGGCGGCACTCCAAAGGGTAAAAATCAGTTCCACGACATCTACAAGGTTAGCCAAGGCACACCGGATTGGTTTCTGCTGCGTTTACCGGCATCTGTAAGCAAAATCCTGCCTGATTCCGAACTAGAGGCGGCACGGGCGCAATTGAGCCAAGATCAGTTTGATCAAGAATACGAATGCAGCTTTGATGCGGCAATCATGGGCGCTTTCTATGGGCAAGAAATGCGTTTGGCGCAGGACGAAGGCCGAATAAGGGAATTGCCGTTCGATGTTGATGCGCCGGTCTATACCGCATGGGATTTAGGTTATCGGGATGACACCGCCATTTGGTTCTATCAAGTTATCCGAGGCGAGATCAGGGTCATGGACTATTACGCCGTCAGCGGCGCAGGCATTGAGGACATTGCCCAAGTGGTCACAGACAAGGGTTACCGATATACCAAGCATTATTTACCGCATGACGCACGGGCAAAAACGCTGGCATCGGGCGGCAAATCCATTGTGGAACAGCTTGCGGCGCACCTTGGTGGCATAAGCAAGTTGGCAATCGTGCCTGAGATTGGCATCCAAGACGGCATCCAAGCGGTCAGGATGGTGCTGCCACGGTGCTATTTCGACCCAAGTTGTGAAGAAGGTTTGGAGGCGCTGCGCCAATATCAGCGGGAATACGACGAAGACAAGAAGGCATTTCGGCAAAATCCTCGCCATGATTGGTGCTCACACCCAGCAGATGCCTTTAGAATGCTTGCAGTCGCCTACCGGCAAGAGGCAAGAGATCAAACGCCGCCCAAGGGCAAGACCC